GGGCCCTTTGAGCATCATGTTACCTTTCGCTCAGAGGAGGGGTGATTTATACAGGTATTACTCAAAGCCAAAATTCTCTAAGGATTCCTACCAATTCTGCGAGATGGCATATGAGAGAATCAAACAACGTCTTCCACACCATAAATTACAGCCAATTTCTTTGGATCAAGCCTTTATTAACATGCCTAAGGGAACTAACTTGGGCGGTCCATTCTTTCGCAAGAGTAAAGATAACTATCCGGAGTTAATGAAGCTTGCGCGTAAGTTTGAAAAGAGTGGATTCGACACACATCAATATGACGATCCGTGTATGCTTTACTGGAGAGGCCAAAGCGCCGGTTTAACCAGTCCAGTCAAACAACGTGGGGTGTGGGGCTACCCGCACTATGTCTCGCTTCATGAAATTCGGATTATGGCGCCGATTATCCAGTTATTCAAACAATTGGAGGGCTATTCGGCACTTGTTTCAAGCGAGGCCGTTGACAGGAGAATGACGCAGTTTATTAACACGTCAGGTGTGAAATACTCTATTGATTTCTCTAGTTGTGATCAGTTTGCTTTACCTTTAGTGGGACTGGCATTTGATCTCATGCGCTGGATGTATAAACGGAAATATCATAACATCATTGATATGGTGCAAGATAGATTTCAGAATATACCATTGCTCAACCCAGACGGTATCTGGAGAGGTATCCATGGAGTCCCCAGTGGAGCGGGGCCAACTAATTGGGTTGACTCACAGCTAAACCATATCCTAGCGATGGCTAGTGCATTGGCAGCTGGCACCGACCTAGTTAATTGGGAGGGTCAAGGCGACGATGGTATTTGGCAATACCGGAAGGATCCCGGTCTACAACATGTCACTGATTTCGCTAGATCGATGGGGATGTATGTTGGAGTTGATAAAGGAGGGATTTCCGAAGATAATCTTTTGTATCTACAGAATGTCCACATGTCCTCGTATAGTGTGGACGGTCTTTACGTGGGCGTGCGTCCCCTGGAGAAGTTGTTGTCAGGCTTGTTAGGTTTTGAGACCCCCAGGGACAAAGCGTGGAGACCCGTTGATACCAGCTTCAGATGGCTACAACAGTTAGAGAATGCTAAATTTCACCCTTACTTTGAAACTGCTGTTAGGCTCGTGTACCAGAACGATCGACTGGTAAGGGACTTCACCATCAGAGAATTAATTGATCTTGGTGGAGGCTTATCTGAGATTGAAGCCAGGGAAAAGTCACGAGGTTTTCCTTATGGAAAAGAACCACTGTCCGAACTTGCGCAATTCGCCTGTGTGCAAGTGATCGAGAAGTTGAGGAAGCAACTAAAAGGACACGTTCCTAGTGGCGACTGGTGGGTAAAACCAGGTCCGGTGTAAAC